TTTCTGTTACCATCTCACGTTTACGAGCAACACGCCTAATTAACAACGGATATTGCTCTGTTACACTCGCATGCGAACTTGGAGTGTGCACACCAAATGCAAACTCGGGCACTTCGGACACATCAACAATACAGTAAAATAACAACTCTAACAATGACCCCGCATCACCTATCGCTGAACTAACCTCAATAAATGACGCATCCTCTTCATTGGTAAAGATTAAAAGCTCATGACCTGTTAAATCAATTCTCGCTGGTCTGCCTTGCTGGACATCCTCCCAGGCATCTGGAAAATTGTTTTTTAGAAATCCTGCAACATCCCTTAATTGCAACTTCATCCTCGGCGTGGAGTGTAATTTTGAACCCTGTATTGCGTGGAGCATAACGTCATGGTACGCCTTTAAGTATGGCTCTACAGCCTCCAACTCCGACGTACCAAATAATTGCGTCTCTTCTGGCTCATTCTTAAAATGGATTATCGGAATAAAGCCCCACGGATTAGGCTGCTGTCCCACCTTCACGCCTTCAGGCACATCACCTTGGGCACTAACTTCTATAATCTCTGGTGTTATGTACTGCGTATACGTATACCTTCTTCGGCCTTCATTCCAGCTTATCTGCGATTGTATTACGTAGCCAATAGGCTTATGAGTTACTGGATCAAGCACAATATCTGCAACTTGCTCTGGCGGAATAATTACAAAGTCAATCGCTGTACCTTCACGCTCTGGATAAAGGATGTTATTCACCTTGTCAGCATACAGGTATACAAAGCAATCCCCATCTCTAATTGTAAGCTGGTGTACTCTCAACATCTTACTCGTCCAATCAACGACATAATCGTCAAGCACTTGCTGGGCTTCCTCATCCACGCACCTAAACTTAGGAGCACCCATGAAACCAGCTAATGTATTTATTATCGGCTTTGCAAATCCCGCCCCCAACTTATACTCGTCGTTAGTATTGTGGTACAATTCTCTCGCTAGAGTATAGTCAACGCGTGATGTATTTAAAGAATACACATCCCTCGAACTTATCACCCATCCATATTGTCCAAACGATGGAGCTCGGAGCTTTGATATTTCCCCCACTATCCAGCTAAACGGATTTGTCATATATTCTCGCCCCCCTTAAAATGTCAATTCCTTTCACATTCCTACGCTCTAATGTGGAAGTTATGTACATGATAGCATATCTCATCGCATCCATAGAATGGTCGAACTCTTTTACTGGCTGCTCTGATTGTGCACCATTGATAACCTTCCACGAATATGCTTCTATCTCATTTAAGGTATTCTCAAGCCCCCTAAAGAAAAATAACTGTTTTGACTGCATCTTCTCAGACACCTTTTGTATACCATACAACACCACATTATTACCGCTCTGGGCAGGAAGCCCTAACTGCCTTAACTCTTCTACTGCCTCAGGACGTGACGGGTCGCAAATGACAGCATCTATCCTTTCGCCTTCACACATCCTCTTTATCTCTTCTCCAGCCTCAGACGGTAATTTTTCTCGCTGGTAATATTCTTTATATGCAAACACATTATTATCAGGATCAACTGCAAGCCATATTGCCGCAAACGGATTGTTGTACCCAAAGTCAACACCAATCACTCGCGGCCAATCCTTAGGAATATCAAAGGGCTCAACCAAATGCACCGATGGATTAAAACAATCATAGACCAATCCTTCTGGCCTGGCAAATTCCCCCAAATAAAACATTCTAAACATCCAGTCAGGCAAATCCCTTTTGGCTCTTTCAAACTCTTCTTTTGGGTAATAAGGGTTTTGTATGCTTGGGAATTGTATTACATCGTAATCTTTATCCCCAGCCTTCCATCTATCAAACACTTCTGTTTTTAACCATCCCAAGTTATACGGAGTAGTAGTTATTAATACTCTACCACCATGAAATCCAGTTCTTCTAAGCACAACATCCCATGCTTCACGCTTCATCTGTCCAGCCTCATCCATCCAAGCAGCTCTAACGTGAACGCCTTCTAACGTTAACGGATTATCTGCGCTACCGAAAAACACCTTTCCGCCAGTCGGTAATATATATGTTTTTTCCACTGCACGATATACACCATGTGTAAGTTCATCTAATAATCCCTTAGCCATAGGTAACACTACACGATCAAACATTAAATAAGTCGGAGATACTACTAAGAATGCATCTTTCGGATATTTCTGTATTTCTCGGTATAGCCATAAAGCCCCCATAAAAGTTTTACCGCTTCCAGTCCCTGATATCATAGCAACAATCTTAGCGTTGCTTTTCCATGCTCTTGTTTGTCCTTTATGTAGCTTTATCCTCTGAATCGTCGCCATCGTCAAGCACTACCTCCACCACTGCAGGAAGTGTTACCTCCTGCTTCCCTATCTCAGTCGGCTCTCCTCTACTTAACCGCTCAAGCCTCGTTGCTATTTCCAGCCATCTTGCTAAATCGTTAGGTGTAAGTTCCTCTGGGTCAACGCTTTGTAACCGCTGAGCAACACGCTGTTCAAAAGCCATAGCAAGCTTAGCGTGCCTTTCCACCATCTCCATAATAGCTTTCTCTTTCTCTGCTCGTTTCTTTTTCTCAATATAATCATCATAAGCTTTTGCTCGTTCTACCCAATTATACTTAGCGCTCCATACTCCTAACCACTTTTTCGTCCTTGGTTTGTCTAATAGGTGTCTAACCTTTTCAAGTGAACGTTCAGCTCCTAAATCACGATAAGCACAGAATGCAGCGTATGCCTTTGCGCTTTCGCCTGGTTGTCTATCCCATAATTCAGACATACTTTATCACACCGTTTCCCCCTTTAACTTTGCTCTATTAATAAGTATAGTTTGATCTAAAGGGTCTCCCATTGTCCAATATTTATATCCTTCAGCATTAAAACACGTATAAAACTTTCTATAGAAACGGTCTTGATATCCATTTTGTCGTATAAAGATTACTGCTTCCACAAACTCTTTGTCATCCACTCCCTTGCGTAAAGTATACTCATGCGGGTTTTTCGGCATAGTTTTGGCGAATATCCATTTTCTGCTATTAATAAACTTGATAAATCCTTCATAATCCATACTATCGCCCTTTATTTTATATCTTTCTTATTGATATAAAATGTTTCTCCACAATACGGACATACAACTTCAGTTAAACTCTCTTCTCTTTCCTCACTTCTATCCTTAAACATTTCCTCATTAGCTTCGGCTTGTGAGTATACTTTCTCATCCTCTATGACCACATGGCCTAAACCAACGGAATCGCCTATTAACTCATCTAAGTCAGGGAAGAATATTTTAATATCTTGTTCCTCCAGCTCTCTTAATTCAATAGATAGTTTATCCCAATCCCATTCTGTTAACTCATTTGTTTTATTGTCAACAAGTCTATACTCTTTCGCTTTCTCTGGTGGTAAATCTACAACAACACATGTAGCTGTATCATAACCCAACTTCATTAATGCTTTATATCTTGTGTGTCCCGAAATGATAACATTCTTCGTATCAACTACAATTGGAACGTTAAAGCCATAACGTTTAATTGACTCAGCAACTGCATCTACAGCTTCATCGCTAATCTTTCTTGGATTTCTCCAATACGGTTTTATCTCGCTCAGCGGTATTTCCTTCACTTCCATGTTCTTTTTCCCACTCCTTCCTTATCTGTATTTGTCTTTTTGTCTCCCAAGCTTTTTGATATTCCACATCCTCAAACAGTTTAGCCCAACCAGTTATGTATTTAAGTCTAATGAGTTCATCAGGCTCCATGCCAAGCTCTTCACATATACGTGCATCCGTCCATCCATTATCTAACATTTCGAAAACGATATGAGCCATGCCTTGCACAGAATGTTTACCTCTAGCTCTATTATGTCTGATAGTGGAAGCCATAAGGTCGTTAATAGGTTTATTTATAACCACTACAGGAAGCAAACCACCAGTTGACTCACGTATATCATCGTATTTAAGCATTACTAAGTACCGATGGAAACCATCAACGATAACATATTGATCGTTCTCTTCATCATACATCGTAACTACTGGCTGCGTGTAACCATCATGCTTTATTGACTTATATAAGAGATACATTTCATTCTTTGCAACAGCATTAGGGTTATAATTGTTAGCTTTTACCTTTTCAATCGGAACCCATTTAACATTGTTAACTGGGTGATCTTCGAGCATGGTCATACCTCCTAATGAAATTGTATAATTTAGTGAACTCAAAATCATTTGTTAATATCGATTGCACTTCAGCTTTATAAAGAGCATCACCCCATAATTTACCCCATCTCTTATCTACTCTATTGAATTCTTTTCTAAAGTGGTTCTTCCACTTATCGTTTTCCAAAAGATGTTCAAGTAAATAGTCTCGATACTCCTTCCATGATGTAAACATGAAAGGAAGCTTATGAACAAAATAATCTTTCTGACCTAATTTACCTGCCATATCAATACCTTTAATGCGCTGCGTTAGTTTTTCATACGTATCAGGCTCAACCTCTTGAAGATAGAATAAACTATTAACTGCGGTTTCGTGATGCAAGTTAGATACACGCATGTTTTGTATAGGTACTCCGTGTGCGAATTGATAATCGTAAATCTTGTTATAAGACCATCCGTTTTCGTGTATCGCTTTCCACACATCCATATATGACCAGTCGTATATCGGGTAGAATGTATAATGGTTTCGTTTTCTATCATGTATTTTGCCCCAAGTAACCCACTTATACGTTACTCCTTGCGTCATTCCCATAAATCTTCGTGGAGATTCTTCAGTTCTAACGCCTCCGATATAAGCTGCTGGTTCATTAGGATATTCAACTCTTAAGATTTCACCAAACAGCGCCTTAAATCTATCAGTTCCGTAAATGTTTTCTTTTATTGCTATAGGGTCTTTTGGTCGCATCCATTCATCTTCATGCTCAGGATCCCAGCACTTAAGCCAATGGTCTGTCTTTGAAGTAGCATTGAATATACGAAACGGTATCTGATACCATCTCGGTTCAACATCCTTGTTATACATAATTAACTTAATCAGGTCGATTGTAGCCTTCCATTCAGCTTCTTGATCTATGAATGCCACCTTTAACGGTAACCTTCCTTTTTCTTTAGCAACCATCATCGATAGATTAAATACAACAGTGCTGTCTTTACCTCCACTAACCGAAACAATAACGTTTGGGAACTCATCAAAAATAAACCTTATACGGTTTAAGGCCTCCTCAAACACGTTAGTATTTTTATATATCTTCATCGTTGGTCACCACTTCATAACTCGTAAACTGCATACGTTTTGCATGAAGTATCGGAGCAACCGTCTCTGGATATGACTTCCAAAAGTTAACTAAGTGATCGCACCCTTTAACTCGGTAGCAGTGCGGTACGTATACATCTTTGTAAAACATCAAAAAGAAATGATTATTTGCTAACTCAACAGCTTTGAGTATTTCTTCTAAACTCATATATGATGCCACCCCGTATATTGCCACAACCGTATCGTATTTTTGGCTAATGTCTAGCACTGACCCACACTTAAATTCATACTTCGGGAATTTCTTTTTAGCGTTAACAATCATTTCTTCGCTAGGATCAATCCCTAAATACCTTTCTGAATTTATTTGTAATAATTCTAATAAGTGCCCTGTTCCACATCCTATATCTAAAACTGATCCATCGCCTATAATGGGTGTTAAGAGTTCCGAAAGTGTTAAGTCTTCTTTCAAGAACTCTTCTTTATCATACATATGATCGTATTCATTAGCTATCATGTCATAAAACATGTTTACCACATTATAATTATAGTTTACATCCATCATGGATACACTTTCTATAAATTAACTCAGTCATTGCATCCACTCGTTACAGCCTCTATTTACCGTTTTTAATCGCATCGTATAA